GATCTATTAAGAGGATTAAACGAAGACCAAATAGACTTAGTATATACTAGACTAGATGCAATGGTTAAAATGGTAAGATCAATTAACTATTAACTATCTATGACAAGAGATGAGATAGAAAGATGCTATGATTATTATAAAAGACATGGAGGAGATGGTGGTAGATATAATTTGCCACCTGCGGTAATAAAATCTTTAATTAATCAACATGTAAATAACTATCTAGTATCTGATACAGGAGAGATAACACTACATGATAATCAAGGTAGATTTATCAAAAGGGTTAACAGTAAAGACTTTTAATTGTTTTTAGAATAATTAGTAAACTAATTTAAACTGATTATGGATAAGAGATCAAACAACAAAGGGACAATAGGAAACAAAGGAGGAAGACCTGGAAAAGCTGAAGAGATAGCAATGATTGAAAGGTTATCACCAATGGAAGATAAGGCATATAAAGCTTTAGAAGAGGGAGTAGAAGCAGGTGATTTTAAATTTGTTCAATTGTACTTTAACTATTATGCTGGTAAGCCAAAAGAAACTAAAGACATTACATTAAACAATGAGCAGCCTATATTCTCATTAGGCGACTTCTAAGACACTTTATGGATGAATTCATAGTAACTACTGCAATAAAAAAGATGAGTCGTTTAAAGGCTCGTAAAAGAGTTGTACAAGGTGGAACATCGGCAGGTAAGACTTTCGGTATTCTGCCTTTGCTTATTGATAAGGCTATTACTGAATCTGGTTTAGAAATAAGTGTAGTATCTGAATCGATACCTCATTTAAGGAGAGGAGCATTGAAAGACTTCTTGAAGATAATGATCATGTTGAATAGATATAGAGATAATCAATTTAACAAGTCTACTTTAAAATACACATTCTCAAACGGTAGTTATATAGAGTTCTTTAGTGTTGATCAACCAGATAAACTTAGAGGAGCAAGAAGGAATGTGCTATATGTGAATGAGGCAAACAATATTCCATTTGATGCTTATAATCAATTAGCAATAAGAACATCAGGAGATATATGGATTGACTACAATCCTACTAGTGAATTCTGGGCTCATAAGCAGGTTCTAGTAGATGAAGACTCTGAGCTTGAGGTACTAACATATAAGGACAATGAAGCTTTACCACAAACAATCGTAGATGAAATAGAGAAGGCTAAAGATAAAGCTAAGACCTCAACATACTGGGATAACTGGTGGAAAGTATATGGACTAGGACAAGTAGGATCTTTAGAAGGTGTATGTATTACAGATTGGATGGAAAGAGATCTACCAAGTGAAGCAAGATTATTGTGCTATGGAATGGACTGGGGTTACAGTAATGATCCAACGTCTTTAGTAGGTCTTTATAAATGGAATGATGCATACGTATTTGATGAGGTTCTATATAAGAAAGGATTACTTAATAGTGAGATAAGTAACATACTAAAATCTGAAGAGATAAATGATCTTATATATGCAGATAGTGCAGAGCCAAAATCAATTGCTGAATTGAATAGCTATGGTCATCAGGTATTACCTGTAGCAAAAGGTAGAGACTCAATAGTGTATGGTATAAACTTGATCAATCAGAATAAGGTCTATGTAACTAGTAGAAGCAAGAATCTGATCAATGAGCTTAGGAACTATATATGGCTTACAGACAAGGAAGGTAATAAACTTAATAAACCTATTGATGCATACAATCATGCTATAGATGCAATGAGATATGCGTTGACTTCTCAGTTAGCTGATCCTCATAAAGGGGAATACCATATTTGGTAGCCAGATTAAAATGTTAAAGTTTTGTTAAAATTGTGAGTAAGCTGTTCATAATTTAAAAATGTTTCGTATGTTTACACTATCAAACAAACAAAAACAAATAGAACTTATGACAACAAGAAAACAATTACAAAAAGAAGGTATTGCAACAATAGAAAGCAATGACTTTTACGGTTACGAAGAAGCAAAATGGGTTTTAGTTTTAAATGACGAATACGTTGATAACCAACAAGTATTTTCTAAAACAAAAACAATTACATTTCCAGCAATGACAATAGGTGAATGTATTGGAATTTATTTGGGTGGTATTGAAAAAAATTAAAAACAGAATTAGGGGAGGGTTGCTATATGACAAAGCGTAAAAACATCCCTCCTAAATTCACTTAAATTAAACGTTATGAAAACAAGAGAACAAGAATTATTACCAGAAGATCCATTATTTGATTATAACGACCTTGAAAGTTTTATGGAAACTACTTTAGGTATTAAAAAATAAATTATGAAAGATTATAAATACACATTAATCATAGCATTTTTATTATGCTTTATTGCGGTAAACTTTTTTGAAAGTGGAAACGAGACGATGGGTTTTATTATGATACCTACAACAATGGGAACAATATTATTTGGTTACATATCTAATATTTTAGAAGATGAATAATGAAGTTATATAAGAAGATCAAGTACTGTTGGGAAATGCAGATCAAGGTTTATCCTGTTCCAGTTAATGGCAGTGAAGGTAATAAGATACCTAGATGTAAAATAGAGATAGATTATCAAGGAACAAAGAGACAAGGTACAGAGGTGTACAAGCAAGAATTAAAAATGTATGATAAAATAGATGAGATCTATGAGGCTTATTACAAGAAATTGATTAGTTAGTTTGTTATGTTTGATGAAAGAAAAGGGGTGCTTTATACAAGTGTCCCTTTTTTTTGTTTTTATAGTATGAAGCTACAAGTTAAAATTCCTGAAAATCTAAATGAGATTACTCTTGGACAATACCAAGAATTTCTTAGGATAGAGGAACCTACTGAAGAGGACATACTAACTATATTTTTAGGCTTAGATCTTAAAGGTCTAGGTACAATTAGATCATCTGATGTTGATAAGTATGCTACAAGAATAACTGCTTTGTTTGATCAAGAGCAAAAGCATACACTTAGGTTTGATTTAAGAGGTGTCCAGTTCGGCTTTATACCAAACATTGATGAGATTACATACGGTGAAAACAAAGACCTTACAGCCTATTTAAACGACTGGCAAACAATGCATAAAGCAATGGCAGTTTTATATAGACCAGTTACTCAGAAAATGGGACACAAGTATCTTATAGAAGAGTATGAAGGAAGTCATAAGTACAGTGAGGCAATGAGAGAAATGCCATTAGGGATTGTAATGGGTTCAATGGTTTTTTTTTACAATTTAACCAACGCATTGCTGAAAGTTATCCCGAGTTATTTGGAGAAGGAGGTGGCGAAGGAACAGATGACAGGTCAAATTTCGGTAGGAAATGGGGAAGCTATCAAGAAATATATACACTTGCTCAAGGAGACGTCAGACGATTTAACGAGGTTACAAAACTTTCGTTACATAGTTGCTTGATGTATTTGGCATTTGAGAAAGAGAAGATTGAATTTGAGAACAGAATGATAAAACAAAAATTTAAGTAATGCAAGGATTTTATAATCTAACAACAAAGATAAAAGACACATTGGCATTAGATGCTTTTGTGAACACGGTTACTTATGGGGATATATTCGAGATAGACCTCAACAAGCAAGACATCTTTCCTTTGTCACACTTCATAGTAAATACTGCTACCTTAAATGGCAGCACATGGAATTTTAGTTTGTCTTTATTATGTATGGATCTTGTTGATGAAAGTAAGGATGACGTTACAGATAAATTCTTAGGTAATAATAATGAGCAAGATGTATTGAATACCCAGATGGCCGTTATAGGAAGGTTAATGGAGCTTTTAAGAAGAGGTGATTTATTCACTGAGTTATATCAGTTAGATGGCCAGCCTTCTTTAGAAGCGTTCGTAGATCGGTTTGATAATAAGGTAGCTGGATGGGCTGTAACTTTTAATGTAATTGTTCCAAACGACATGACTATATGCTAAGTCATTTAGAAACTTCTTTAAGGAAATTTGCTACTCAAGTTATATCTAGAGCTAGAACTAATTTAACTAAGAACAAAAAGAATGGTTCTAAGAAACTGTACGATTCATTAGGATATAAATTTAACGAGACTCCTAACGGTTTCTCTTTGTCTTTTGTAATGGAAAAGTATGGAATGTTCCAAGATAAAGGTGTACATGGTACAGAGAGTAGTTACTTATCAGCTAAGGGATCACCATTTAGATATAGAGAGAGTAGTAATTTGATAGGTGTTGAATATCACACAGGGACATTTGCTGCATTTGCTAAAAGAAAAGGTATGCAACCTAGATCTGCTAAAGGTAGATTTGGTAGTTATAAGACAATGGGATTTATATTAGCTCAATCAATTAAAAAGAAAGGTATTAAGCCTAGTATGTTTTTCACTAAACCATTTGAGGCAGCATTTAAAACTTTAGACGAGGATATTATAGAAGCATACCAATTAGATTTAAAAGACTTTTTCCAATTTACAACGAAATGAAAAGAATACACGCTAGAAGCCCATTTTACATTACAAGTGCTGATGCACCTATTGAGCCGCCTGTTTCACCTATTGAGTATTTCTCAGCAGATTGTGGAGAGACAAAAGTGTCTGATGGATTCACAGGTAAAAGAATATACACTTTGTATATGACAGGAGATACAGGAGATATAACTATTGGTTATTCAGGAGGAAATGTACCTGTTAAAATAACATTAGCTTATGATGGTGCTACTGCAACTACAGGATATGTAGGACTTGATGCTTATGATTCTCAGCTATTAGCAGCAGGAGTAACTGCAGGAGAGATTAACACAGGATCAACTAGCACTAAGACAGGCACTATAAGTTTACCTAAAACAGATGTTAGTCCATTAACTGCTACAATAACTGTAGACAGTCCATTGATTAATGATACTCTTAATTTGACATTTACTTGTCCTGCTTCATCACCACCTGCACCTACTTGTCCTGATAGATCATTAGTGTTTCAAGTATGTAATGAAAATTCAGCAAAAGACGATAACTTTAATATATACTTAAATAATAATTTTATAGGGTATTTAGATTTGAATCAAAACGCACAGGTTGGTGCTATATTTATAGCTACAACTAACGCATCAGCAAATGTAGTTTCAGGAGATTTTGCTTGTCCTCTTACTTTAATGGCAACTAATAGATTTGACCCATCATTCCTTGTTTACGGAACTAATATTTTAGAGATGAGAAATGCTCAGGAAAACAATAACGGTAACTATGGAACTATAAGTGTTAGGAATTATTTAATAGATGGAGATAATTTAAGTTCACCTTGTGTGGTTGCTGATATGGTTTTTGGCCCTGCTGCTACAGGAACAAGTTTTACGTTATCTTTTGATTACACTGCTTGTTGTCCTACAGATTAAAA